AAACAGCACTAGGTGGTATAGCTGTGTAATATAGACCAGCAGTTTGATAATATCTCTTGAGAACATCTTTAATGGAACGAACAGTATCAATTCCACCATTAATTCTAGACATAACACCAGACTCCGGTCCCACAGCATCTATAGCGTAACACTCATCACCTGCTTGTCCAGATGTATTATTAAAGATATTACTATAACCTCCACCAACAAAAGCAAGTTCATAATCATCACAACCACCAACAAAAATATTTACATCAATAGAGTTAGCAACATTTGCTGGGGCAACGAGAGGGTTAACCAAAACAAGATTTACATAGCCAATGTATTTCTGCCATTGGAAAGAGGCTTCACCTGTACTAGGTGTGAGTGCAAGTGATTGAACTCTTCTCCAAGGAGTGTCAGATATATAAGGAACCTCAAATTCAAAACATTTCTTCTCACCATTCAATTCTATATAACTACAGTATTGTGAAGTTGGGTCTAGTGTTGCTATTGTTCCAGGATTATTACCAGGACCATAGTGAACACTAAAAGCAAATTTCGCTGTGTGAAAAGAAGTGCTAACAAAATCAAAACGCCATTTAAGACCACCTCTCCAATATGAAAAAGGTATTGATACATAAGTAAGAAGTGGAAACTTTTTATCTATAGTTGCCGAATTGTTGAGAACAAGATTAGAATTAACATTGGTAACATCAATGGGACAAATAGGAGCAGTAAAAATAGTTGTTCCAGATGTAGCAGAAGTTGGGATTGACATTCTAGTAAGAAAAGTCATTTTACTAGTTAATGTTTTCAAAGACATTTCATCTTCTCTAGAAGAAAAAGTATTATGAGTTGCAGGAGACAAAAAAGAAGGATCTAAGCTCATTCTTTCAAAACTCTCAATATTTTTACTATGTGATGTATAACCAAAAGGTCTGCGAACCATTCCACTAGGTTGAATAGTGTTTAATGGTTTATCCATGCCAGATACTTTTGCATCAAGATCAAAGGAGTCACCAGTGACATTAACAGGAAGTGTTGCGTTAGCAACTTTACTCCACCCATTCATATTATAAGTGATACTTGAACTATTACCTTGAGCAACAGTTGCAGGCATAGGAACTTTAAAGTCAACATTGGTAAACCACATCATAACAGAAACATTCACAGCAGTAGCTGATCCAGTTCCATTAAACATTTGATTAAAAACAGACAAAGTAAAAGACCAAGGGTCAGGAAAAACAGCATTGCCAGTTGAACTACCAACTCCAGCAATTTGATAATGTGAAGCCGGATAAACAAAATCATGTTTCAACACAACGACACTATTGTCACATGCATCAATGAAATCATGTACAACAACCGTTTGATTTACACGGTCAGAAGTCCATGGTCCCATATCAGTAATAGCAGGTATAATACAAGCAACAAGACGACCAGAATTAAATCTAACACCATTAACCTCAACACGTATATTTACAGTTCCACGAAAAAATCTAAAACTTTTAAAGATATTTTCCCAAACTGTATTTTTCCGCGCTTGATTAACAACATCAAAATTTTTAATGACCGTCCCAATTGCAGCACTAGAAGGCCATGAATAAGTTCCAATTCTCATTGGTTTGCCAAGAACTTTCTTAGCATCCCAAGGATCATCAGGAGCTATATTCATGTCGAATTTCAAATTATTCATTGATTTGTCACGTTCTTTTGTGACAGGATCCTTTGTCTCAACAAAAGAAACACTATTCACAGAATTAGTTGTCCCAACAACAGTTGGAGTACCTTCAACATGTGAAATCGTTTCAGAAGTTGAAATATCATCTCCTTGAGCAATATTATAAAACTTTTCTTTATCAATAACAGCAGATAATGAGCCATTTTCTAAATAACAAGAAGCTAAATAGTCATAAGTATATAAATCAAAATTTTTACCCTTCTCTAAAAGGGCACTAGCTATTTTATTTCTAAGATCATAAAATTTTTCTCTACCATGGAACCACATAAATCTAAGAGCTGTGTTGCAATTATCTAAAGTTGCAGCCCAATTATCTAACGATTCACGAGTCCAATTTAACATTTCATAAATAGAGTTTTCACTAAGCATAGCATGATAAATCATACCATCTTTGCGAATCTTACATTTAAGAAAAGACATGTCCATAATTTTCTGGAAAGTTGATATTTCAGAAATTTTATCAGGCATGGTATAGGTGATTCCATGATTATCCATCATATATTTAGAAAATGAATCCATATTATAAAATTCTAGGGCATCACGTTTAACAGAGACAATATTATCATCACCATAAACAAAACGCA